GGTTCGCCCTTCGGTCCCTGAGGTCCGGTTGCCCCGACCGGGCCAGCCGCACCTGTTTCTCCTTTCGGTCCCTGTGGGCCTGCCGGGCCTGCCGCACCGGTATCTCCCTTTGGACCCTGTGGACCTGCATTTCCCGTCAGACCGGTCTCTCCCCGCTCTCCCCTGTCACCTTTCGGCCCCTGCGGGCCTGCCGGACCAGCATCACCTGCCGGTCCCCGTTCGCCGGTTGCCCCGACAGGGCCGGTGTCACCGCGCTCTCCCTTATCACCCTTCGGCCCCTGAGGACCCGCGGGCCCCTGTTCCCCCTTTGGCCCGGGAGGTCCCACCACGGTGGGGATTCGGTTTACGGCCTCTTCCGCCGCTATCCTGCTTTGTTCCGCTGACTGTGCGCTTTCTGCTGACTCCCGGGCTTTTTCTGTTGCGGTCGTTGCATCCCTGGCTGCATTACCGGCTGCACTTTCTGCCGTCTTTTTTGACAACTCAGCATCTGCTGCACTTTGTGATGACTCACTGGCTTTTTGAGCGGCCGCAGAAGCCGAGGACGAGGACGCATCCTCTGACTGCTTTGCTGAGGCTGCACTTTCTGCCGCCTGCCGGGCTGACTCCGATGCCTCCCCTGCTGAAGTGTCAGCATTTGCAGCGCTCTCTTCTGCCTGACTGGCTGATATGCCGGCATTCCTCGCTGACGTCTCCGCCTCTCCGGCATTCTTCTTCGCCTCCTCAGCGTGACGCGCCACCTCTTCCACCATCAGTTCAAAACGGCGCAGTGCCTCCGGCCGGACGTCATCCTCCGACATGGCACCGAGAAAATCATTCAGCGTACCGGGTTGAGAATCTTCATACACGGTGATGGTCCCGGCATGTGACGGCGGGAATCCCTCCACCAACAGAATGACGCTGTACTGACCGTACTCAACGTCCATGCTGTAACGACCGGCTTCATCCGGATTTTCAGAGGCCACCGTGTTCACCACCACCGTGCTGCTGCTCCGTCTGGCTTTCAGTTGAATGGTGCAGTTCTCTACCGGTTTTCCTGTGCCGTCTTTCAGTACACCTGAAATCTTTACTGCCATATTCACCCCACAAAAAAGCCCGCCTGAACCGGCGGGCTGTCATAACACTGTGTTACCTGGCTAATCAGAACTTATAACCGACACCCACGATGAAACCGTCAGTGCGCCAGTCGCCACTGCCGGAGCCTTCATAAGCAATATCAATGGCCACGGATTCGGTCGGGTTAAACTGCACGCCAGCTCCCCACGCCAGAGACGTGTTGCTGTGGCGACCGTCATCACTTCCGGTCAGCACATCATGCGTTTTCCCCTTGTTGTCGGTCACCTGCAGATAATCTCCGGAGAAAGTCGACACACGGCTGTAAGACACACCCGCCATCGCATACGCGCTGAACAATTCATTCACGCGCACAGACGGCCCCGCCATCACGCTGAACCAGCGGTTACGCACGGAATCTTCATGCCAGCGGGTATCGCTGTAACGGGTCAGCTGGCGATTCCTGTCTCCTGCATAGCTGAATGACGTCACCATTCCCAGAGTGTCCGTAAACTCATAACGGTATTTCACGTTAATCCCGTTCAGTTCATCGCTGCCAGGAACGTTCGTCGAGACATGAAGATACCCCGCGCTCAGCGTGGACTGATGTTCAGACGCCCATGCAGGCGCACCGGATACGGCCAGACAAATGGCTGCGGACAAAATGGCGGCATAAAGTTTACGCATAATTACCTCTCGCTTTTCTGCAATAAAAAAGGCGCCATTTCTGGCGCCCGTATATGGGTTATAAAATTCAGCTGATACTGATGCCTGCGGTGGCTTTCTTCATCACCACAACCAGCAAATCGCTGATACTTGCTGTGGGATACCAGTTATTCACCAGCCATGCTGATACCGAAAACTCCAGCGTCATGTGACCGTGACCGGCAGGCATATCAATAACGCCACTGTAAATCAGCGTATTATCCAGCGCGGTACGGTTATAAATTTCAGCACCGTTTTTCCGCACTATCAGACGGCATGAGGAGTAAATATCAGTATGCTCTCTCTCATGCTTAGCGCCACTGAATGCCACCGCCGGAATAACAATCTGCCGGTCAAACGGCTGATCGTCATAAACCCTGACGGTAATGGTCCCTGATGGCCACCGCTCCGGTGCCCGGGAGTCCCGCGGAAAAGCCTTACCCACTGTTTTGACTATATCGCCTTCAATCTGGTTGGCTGGCATTTTCCCCTTAATCTGACAGTTCTCATTAATTGTGACATTGTTGAGCGTCCCGGCGTTCGCATTCACACTGCCACTGATATCTGCATTTTTAGCGGTCAGCTTTCCGTCCGGTGTCAGGGAAAATGCCGGAGGATTACCGCCGCTGGTAATGGTGGGAGCCGTCAGGCGTTTCAGGAACACGTCGTTCATGAATATCTGATCGCCCTGACCAACAAACATCGGCTTTGTGTTGCCATTCGCAGGATTAATCATCGCAATCCTGTCTGCCGCCAGCAGCACCTGACTCTGCATTCCTGCTGGCGTATTCTCAATACCGGCACCGATACCCGCAATATAAAGGCGTCCGTCCTTCATCTGTTGCAGCTTCACAGCCCACATGCTGTTCAGATTATTATTTGTATCAACCTGAACCTTCTGTATCTGCTGGATCGCTGCACTCTGGTCTTCCAGTTTCTTATTGACGGTCTGCGTGATTTCATTACTGACATCCGTGATGGACGTTCTGATTTCCGCCAGGTCAGGCGCAAGCTGACCGTTATCAATCTGAGTCCACAACTCCTGAGCCAGATGGGTTTTCCCTATCTCTCCTTTGAAAAAATCCAGATAGCCGGATGCATCATCACTCGGCTGGCCAACAGCCTCCACAAATGCCGATTTGCCAACGGTGTTCACACTGCGGATATAAAAGTAATAATCATGGCCCGGTTTGATATTGATACTGGCGGCTATCCAGTACAGCCCCGTGCCAAGGTAGCGGGCTGTGGTTTCAACCTGCCTGATATCGGTAATCCGCGTTTCCGAAAACCAGAACTCAAACTGTACCGTCGGGTCATACACCGCAAGACGCGGGACCGCTGTTATCTGAAAATAGCCCGGTGTCAGCTCAATCTGTGACGGCGCTGCCGGTGCGGCAATCCGGAACGATACCGACGCCGGATCGCCCTGCTGCCCCCACGCATTTACCGCCCGGACTGTCAGCCTGTAGTTCCCCGGCGCCAGTTGCGTGAAGCGGTATGTGGTTTCCGTCGTCCGGGCCGTGCTGACCAGCCGCTCACTGCCGTCATCCGCGACCACGGTCAGGCGAAGCATAAAGCTCACGCCCTTCACCACCTTCGGCGTGTCCCATTTCGCCTGCGCCAGATACTGACCGTCAGCCGCGCTCACCTCCACCGTGAGGTGCTGCACTGCCGGTGGAATAACGCTGTTCAGGGTGCCTGACTGCGGCTCAAAGCTGGCCCCGTTATCCACGATGGCTTCTTTTTCCGGTACGTGCTGCACCGCCGTGATGGCAAAGGTGCCGTCCGTGTTTTCCCGGATGGAGACACAGCGGAACAGGCGACGACGCAGTGACGGCAGGGAGAGTCCCCATACACCGTATGTCTCCACACCATCAGGCAGGGTGCTGACCTGTATCCGGTCCGGCGCGGGGTGTGCAGTGATGGCCACGCTCACCGGCTTACCGCTGCCGTTAATCAGGTTCACCGTGGCGGCACCTGTCTCCGGCAGGGTCACCTCACGGTCCAGTGTCAGGGTGCGGCTGGCGGCATCAATGGACAGGACACGTCCGCCGGTCATGGTCCCGGCATAGTCGTTATCACAGATTTCAATAATGTCACCGGGTGTGTGACGCAGCCCCTGTGACCCGAGCGTGAAATCCACCGTCTGCGTTTCCAGCAGTCCGGTCTTTATCACCCACAGCCCGGCACGGTGGGCCTGACCGCGACTGGTGCAACCGAACGCATCCATCTTCAGCAGGTTGCGCCCGTAGCGCAGTATGGCTTCCGGGTCTTCCACCAGTTCCGTGGAGGTCTGCCAGCCGTTCTGCGGGTCGGTGTAATTCACCTCCACCGCCGTGTGGCGGTCCTTCAGGGCGCTGAAGCTGTAGCGAAACCCCACGCCGTTATCATCCACCACCACATCGCAGTTGGTGTACGGCCACACCACATCCGACGGGCGGTCCTGAACGAACGTCAGCGTCTGGCCGTTCCATACCGGCATACAGCGCATCGCCGAGCAGAAATCACTGAGAACGTCCCACGCCTTACGCTGTTGTGACAGGTACGCATTAAAGGTCATCCGCGGCTCTGTGCCCCCGAAACCATCCGGGACCGTCTGGTCGCAGTACTGCCCGATGGCATACAGCGCCCACTTGTCCACATCCGCCGCCCCCAGACGTTTTCCCATGCCGTAGCGCGGGTGAGTCAGCATGTCCCACAGACACCAGGCCGGGTTGTTGCTGTATGCCGGTTTCAGACTGCCGTCCCAGATACCACTGTACGTGCGTTTTTCCGGGTCATAGTTTGACGGCACCTGGATGATGCGACCGCGGATATGGTAGTTCACCGTCATCTGCTGGCCGCCGAACTGCTCCGCATCCACCTGCAGCCCCACAATGGCCGTGTTCGGGTAGCACTGTTTCACATCGATGATTTCGGTGTATGACGACCACAGCGTCTTATTCTGCAGCTGGTCCGTGGTGCTGTCCGCCGTCTCCCTGACCATCCGGATGTTAAAGGGCCGGGGAGGCAGATTATCCAGAATCACCGAGGCCAGGAACTGTGAGGTGGTCTTGCCGTTAATGGTGACGTCCTTTTCTGTCACCCAGTTACCGTTACGCTGTAACTGAATCAGCAGGCGGACGGATGCCGGGTTACGGTCACCCTTTGAGGTGGTCTCCACCAGTGACTGCACCCCGAAGGTAACCCGCAGGCGGTCAATGTTCGCGGACGTAATGGTGCGCGTCACCGGTTTTGCCTTCGTCACTTCCACGCCCAGTCCGGTTTCAGCTCCGGAGGACTCAAAGCCTTCCGGTGGTGTCTGCTCCTGCTCCCCGGCGCGCCAGACCGCGGTCACACCGTGTATCACGGGATTGCCGTCCGTGTCCGTCAGTGGGGTTTTGTTCACCAGGATACTCTGCAGCCCCTTCACCGGACCTTCAATCGGCCCTTCACCAATCGCATCAATCACGCTCATCATCTGCGTGGACTTAAGATTGTCCTTTGCCTCAACCGGCGTGTGCGCCTTGCCACCACCTTTGCCCATTGTCTCACCCTTTACTGTGATAACTGTTACGCACAAAAACAACAGGCATCCCGGAGGATGCCTGTATCATCACTGAATAAAACTTCTGAATATCTTCACATTTTTACAAACTGACTGTGGTGCTAATAATTTCTCTGCGTTAATGTTTTTTTGTCGTGACATAAGAATAATTCCTTACACTTAATCTTCGTAACGCTCCCTCAGTTCCGCAACTCTGCGGGATTTTTTTATTCTTTTTACCCCTGCCGCCCGATAACCACGACCTTTCCGCCCCCGCCTTCATCACGGGTGCTGATGTCCTGGGATATACGGCGGGAGCCAACCAGCATTTCCCCGTAAGGCACCGGCATCGGGTTACCCTGGGCAATCATGTTGTCCAGCGACGAAAAGTACGTGTTCTGTTTACCGTTATCCGTTGCCCTGTATTCCGGTGTTTTTGGCTTCGGGGCCAGCATCTGTGCCACACCACCCAGTATCATGCTGGCACCCAGTGAAAACAGCATCGTGGTGGCAGAAAAACCGCCGGCACTCAGCGCTGCACCCCAGGCTGCCATCGATGCTCCGGCCGTGAAGAAAGAGCCCACGATGGCTGCCGCCCCCAGCACAATCTGCAGTCCACCCTTTCCGGCCCCGGCCAGTCGCGGCACAATGTGGATGACCGTTCCCTCACCCAGCTGTTCGTGAAGACGGGCGTACACCGCCTCCGGTGCCGTGTCATCACCGGCAATACGTATCTGGTACCAGCCTTCGTTCATCTGACGGCGGAATCCGGGCACCTGTAACGACAGCGCCCGGATGGCTTCCGCTGCCGTGTTCACATACAGGCTGAGGCGGCGGCCAAATCGTTGTAAATCCCCGTGAAGGCAGATGCGTGCCAGTGGCGGTGACGCCAGGCTGAATGCGTTCGTCGTTGCCATTTTTCGGAATACCTCTCCCGTTTACTCAGTTGTTCAGGCAGATGGTGAAGCAGCTCACCGTTGCCGCAGTAAATGGCGGCATGGTTCGGTACCGAAGCACCAAAGCAGCACAGCAGAATATCGCCAGGCTGTGCGGAAGGCAGGGAAATCCTGTAAAAACCAGTCGCCTCCATATTGTCCAGGTACAGGTTCTGACCGTTGCGCCACCAGTCATCCTCACGCTCAAAATCCGGCATATCAATTCCCGCCAGATGGTAGGCATCCCGGAACAGCGTGTAACAGTCCGTCACCCCGTGCTCAAAGCGCCGTCCTGTCAGATGTGGCACACAGCGGAATTTATGAATTTCCCCCCGGCAGACCAGCCACCAGGACAGTGCACTTTTTATCTGCAGCCGCCGGTCGGCCTCGCTCAGCCAGGGCAGACCACCGGGATGACTGTGGACCAGTGCCACAATCTCCCCCTGCATCTCTGCCCGCAGCCAGTCTTCCGGTGCAATACGAAAATACGCCTCCGGCTCTGCAGAGATATTCACACAAGGGATATACCGCTCCCCCTCCGGCGTTCTCACCACGAAGCCGCACGACTCCGCAGGCACACACCGCCGGGCATGCGCCAGAATCGCTGATTCTGTCTGTGTCATTGGATTTACTGCGAAAGTTTGTTAATGGAAAGGAAACCGCCAAAATTAGCCACCATGCCGCGCATCTCACACCCGCGCATGCACTTGCTGCATCTGTCCTTACGGATATCGGTGGTGGGTTTATCGAACTCATCCGCCACCGCAGGACCGTTATACCCGCATTCATCTCCCCGGTAATCCCACATACAGGTGTTCGCCAGCATGATGCGACCGGGAAACAGCGCTCCGTCCGTCTCCGTCGGTGTGGCCAGCACAAACGAGGCCGTCATGGCCGTCAGCTCTGACATCTGCTCCACCACCCACCGGTCAGTCAGCTCCTGCTCCGGGTCGGCCTCCGGATTGCCTGCCACAAAGTTCACCGCATCCAGAAAACGCGCATACACCCGGCGGCGGACCACCGTGGCACCCACCAGGCTCTGCAAATCCTCCGCCATCCCGGTGACAAGACCGAACAGATTGGACACCGTCAGCGACGGGCGGGCACTGCTGCCCTTTCCGTTCATCTCAAAGCCGCTGCCCTCAATCGGGTACGCCTGATATTCACGCCCCTGCCAGGTCACCGGCTCCCCTTTTTCATTCAGCTCATTGCAGAAAAAATACCGCTCACCGCCCTGCGCCGTCAGGTCGATTTCCCAGAGTACCACCCGCGGTGACTGCTCTGATTTAACCGACTCGTTCAGACTTTCTTCGTGAATATCCTGCATCAGTTCACCACCTGCTTAAACTCCGCGCTGAACTCAACGCGCAACATCCCGACCCGCGCAGACCACCCGGCACAGGTCACCTTTATCTGCCGGTATGCATAGGGTGGCTTCCACAAAAATGCCTTCCAGCCTCCGTGCTCTGCCAGGAACGCTTCCAGATGCCGGGCCTCCTCCCGGGTCACGGAAAGCGTCACACGGTATGTTTTCAGGTCAGCATTCAGCCCTGCCGCCATACGCTGTGAGTACCCGTCACCAAAACGCACTTCACGCACCGACGGCTGCGAGTTCACCTCCATATCCGGCTTCACTTTCCAGCGAAAGGTTTTCATCGCCCGCTCCCCGATAACATACCGCCATCACGCAACTGCAGCCGGAGCTCATCCTGCGCCCCCTTGCGGGCCATGTCATACACCGCCTTCATCAGCTGCGGCCCCGCCTGTCCGTTGGTGCCGTCGTTCTGAATCACCACGTGATTGTTCTGATTAAAATTAATACCTTCCGCCCGCCGCATCTGCGCCGGACTTCCGGCACCACCCACATAACCACCTTCCGCATAGCCGCGCATCAGACGGTAAAGATTCCCCACACCTATCCGGCTGGTTGCCTCTTTCGTGAAAACAAACTCCCCGCGGTGAACTATCCCCGCAGGCTCATATTTGCCGCCCGTCCCCGTAAATCCTCCGGTCGCGAAATGGAAGTTCGCCGCCGCAGCCTCAATAGCCGTCCCCGAGGAAGCAGATGCACCACCACCGAAAGCACCGCCAATGGCGCTGCCGATACGCCCGACAATGCCCACCATGGCCTGTTTAAGCAGGATTTCTGTCATCATGGACAGCACCGAACGGGTGAATCCCCGCCAGTCTGCCTCTGCACCGGTCAGCATCGCCGCCATATTCTGTGCAATACCGTCAAAGGTCTGCGTGGCCACGCTTTTAACCTGCGAAAAACTGTCCGTCGCACTTTCCGCCCACTCGCCCCAGCCGGACTTCAGCCCGGCCATCCAGCTTCCACGAAGCTGCTCCTCCGCAGACCAGGTGTTCTTCAGTGCCGATGTGGCCTTCGCCAGCGCAGCCGGATTATCACCGTACACGTCCCGAAGACGCTGCGCTTCAGACTCCCGCTGCGCCTGACGGTCAGTGAGACCGCGGGCTTTTTGCGCTGATGGCGGCCTGCTTCGCGCTCTGCTGCTCTTCAAACCGCACCGCCTGCTGTGCCAGCTCATTCAGGCGTTTCTGGTATTCAACCTTGTCGCCCAGCTCAGCCAGCTGGCGTTTGTACTCCAGCGTCTCGTCTTTATGCGCCAGCAGGGATTTTTCCTGCTCAGATAACTGTCGTTTCGTGGCAGCCTCTTTCAGGACCGCATACTGACTTTCCGCCTTCCATAAATCACGGCGCTGCCGGCTGATTTTCTCATTCGCACCGCTGTGTTTTTCCAGCGTCCTGAGCTCAGCTTCAAGGGCAAGCAGAGCCTCTCTTGCCTGCTCCTCTTCCCTCTCCCCGGCAGAGCGCGTTTTCGGTGATGTATGCTTTTTACCTGTCAGCTCTTCAGCCAGACGGCTGACGGCTTCCTGCTGCCCTGGACCTTTGCTGACGCCTGTTGCACGCGAGCGGTTGATGTACCCTATTTCCCCCTGGCGTATACGCGCATCCCGTTCCGCAATGGATTTTCTCAGCGCCAGTTCATCGCGTTTTGTTTTCTCAATAAATACGCGGTTCTCTTCTGCCAGTTCACCAAACAACGCACCAACGCCGGGCACATTCTTTGTCGTTTCCCAGGCTGACTGAATAAATTCAGCCAGCGCCAGATCCCCCTGCACAAGCAGCAGCTTCACTTGTTCAACGGTTCCGGCCACCACGTCAGTGATCAGACTGAGTGCCCCCAGTGTATGATCACCTATCCATGCCCATGCGTCAGAAGTCCAGGTTTTAACATCGTCCCAGATTTTTTCCACCGGCGTGGCCGCTTTATCAAGTTGCTCCAGACGTGCATTCATGACATCCGCAAACAGGGACATCGCCTCCGTCACCGCAGCCTGTTTACCTTTCGTGCGCTCAAGCTCATCAATATGGCGTAACTGGGAAACGCTCAGGAAGTTATACTGCTGATTCAGGGAGGCCAGCGCCTTCACCGGATCTGCTGCAATCCCTTCAAAGGCTTTTTCCACCTTCCCGGCATCGTCCCCCACCGTCTGCAGCCATCTCTGAGAGGTTTCCCCCATGATCCGTAGCTGCCCGGCGGTATATTTCCCGCTTTCTGCCAGACGGGCCAGATTTTCTGCCGCCTGTCTGATACCACCAGAAGACGCCCCATCGCTTTCACCGGATCGGGAA